GCGACGTTCTTCTGAAATTGTGGTATCACTTAGTTCAAATCTGACGCCAGATATATCCATATCCTTGACATCATCAGGCTGCACACCAAACTGGATCATGTCAGGATCAATACCACTATTATTGTTTAGTGTTTCCAATACTTCTGCGTCTCTTTTTTCCTCGTCTACTTTACGAAACATAGGTTTTCCATCGGCGAATGTTCGCATAGTACCCTCAAAGTCTTTAAGGGGTTCAGGCATACTAGGCGCAGGAGCCGGAGGCACAGCCCTTTTAACGGTGGACGTTTTATCCATCACAGTAGTCAAGTCAGTAATGGACCTTGCGCCCCCCTGAACCACACTCAGTACAGAATTTATATTCTGGGGTGTTGGGTAAATATCATTCATGGTGAGATATAGGTTAGTGAGCGCAGTGTCTTGTTTGTCTTGTTTGTCTTGAGCATCCTGCTTGGCCTTGATCCTACGACCATTTGCACGTGCCTCTCGTCGGGCCTCTAAACGCTCTTGACGCTCTTCCTCATCCTGCTTCTTTATTCCGTAGGCGAGTTCATCAAAGAAACCACCCCAGACATTTGTCTTTTCTTTATATGCTCCAGCAGCAATGTTGGACTTAACTTTAGCAGCCTCTGATTTAAACGACATCGTCTTCTACCTCTTCTACCTCTGGAGCCTCTTCAATCCCTGCCGAGCCAAGCATCGCAGCCTGTTCGTCTTGCGAAGCTGTCATCTGATCAGGCATACTCATTAGACCCCCTGAAATTTCGTTATCTTCAGGCGCTTGTATATTCTCCTGCTCGACCTCTTCGTCCTCATCCAGAATGCCAAGAGCAACTTTTAACAGGCTGGGAGTGAGTACCATACGATCTTTATCCTCAACGCCCATTTCGTATTTTATGCCTACATCTTTGGCTACAATCTCAACGTAACGTGCGAGAGGTCCAGCTATTAGAACAGCCAAGTCAATCCCAATCTTACCTTTTGCAACTGTCTGGAGAAGAATAGTAGTAACGATAGTAGTTATATGCGCGTCGATGCCCAGCATCGCATGGATTGTCTCAATTTCCTCTGGTTGATCAATCTTATCTATCAGGTAGCCCACAGCGTCATCGTAATCCACAATGTCTGGTGGCCTGTGCCAAGCGTAGTTGCGGGTATCTGACAGGAAATTAGCACCGGGGATTGGAGCATTAAGATTCATTTTCTAGCTCCTTCTTTTTGTCTTTTTTGCTGTTGGTAGGCTTGTCCAGCAACTCTTCCTCTAGCTCGTCGAAATATTCTGGCGTATAGAACAGGCCATCTTCTTTGAGTTCGCCTGTTTTCATTGGCATTCCGCCTTTCAAGAATACTTTAATCGACTTCTTCACTGCCTCATCAAAGGTCATTGTTGATCACCCCGTAATTTACTCTGAGATACCCATCTGGTCCCTCGACTACCGCCGCTGGATGAGTTTTTTGTACTTCTTGCGCTATAACTCCGAAGGTGGGATGCTTATCAGCACCAATCCTCTTACCTTCAGCATTCCAATCCCAAGTGTAAAAATTTATACCTTTAAGCGTGTCGTAGTGCTGCACATTTTCTTTAAGTCGGATGTCAGAAGTTGGCAGCAATTTAGTTAACCAAGAAGAGCCACTCTTAGTTCCCAAGTACGCACCACCTAACGTTAGTAAGCCACCCAAAAACCCGCCACCCGACGATTGACCTGATTGGCCTTCCATCTGTGCAGTGAGCAATCTAAGTTCCCGATCTAGGTCTGCGTCAGTAGTTTTCCAAATATAATCCAGAAGATTGTCGGCACTATCCCAAAGGCTGTTCAACGCTTCCTGCGATATATCCAAACCATTTTTAACATCGGTAGTATGCGCTTCGACTTCGTTAGCGTTATTAGTGGTTTCGACAGTCTGCCGCCAATTTACGTTGGAAACATCTATATTATATTGCATTTCTGCGAGAAATTTTTCTCTAATAGTTTTTATTTCCCCGTTAAACTCGGCTGCATCGTTCACCTCACCCGCATTAAATTTAGCGAGAGTGTTTGTTTCGGAAGAGTTATGTCTTTCAACCGCCACTTGCAGTTCAGAGTAGAATTTATTTATTTCGTTAGTGCTTTCCGCAGTAAACAGACGAGAAGCATTTTCTGCATTGGTGTTTTCAAAAAGTGCTTGTACATAAGCCTCTTTGTTAACCTTTTCCGCTTGTTGCTCATTTGAAAGATTGGTTAAATCCATCTCCAGAAATGCTTTGGCATTTTGGACCGCTGCAGTAGATCGGGCGTCTAAGTTCGCTACCTCTAGCTTCGCTAAAACAGTAGCCTTATTTATGATAGCCTCTTGTCTGTTATCTAGATTTTTCGTTGTGATGGTCTGGAAGAATTTCGCATCGGATTCTGCTATTCCAAGCGTAGCCTCCATGATGGCGTTTGATAACGTGGCTATGGCTGCTGTGCCACTGATGCCTGTAAAAGCAATCGACTTATTTGCATCTCTTGCAAGGCTTTGCGCCCACGGGGGAATAACAGGGTTACCGTTGCTATCCTTGAACTCGTCAGAGATGATTTTCATTTGGCCGAGGGTTGTGGCCTTGCTGTCAGTATAATTCCCCTCACCCAGTTTTTGGGCCAGCAGCTTACCGGCTACAGTCGTAGTATCAATAATTTGAGAGATGCTTTGCGTTGCGAAGTCGTTTAAAGCCTCACCCAAAACGCTTGTCGTACCATCTTTATTCACGCCGGTAGCTGCTCCGACCATGTCGATGGTATAATCTTCAGCGTTTACTTGAGCCTCATCGCTCACAGTACCCGTCTGCGCGTCCATCAACATATCATCGGTAATTACGTTAGTCTTTGCAGTATATGTGGCAGCGTCTGGTTTAGTTACATCGCCTACTAAGTCAGCCTCTCCTGTTTGGGTAGCTGTGTAAGTTGGATCATCACCAAGTTTGTAAGCATCCTTTGTAGGATCAAGTTCAGTGCCTGCAGCGTTTGGGTCTATCGCTGGTAACAAGTCAGATACTGTTAGATTACGATCTTTAAGGAATTTAGCGGGATCATCAGCGATAGCTTCCATCTCTGTTTGATTGAGAGTAACCCCAGCCTTCTTAGCCATATCTAGAATAGCCTCAGACGTTATTCTTCCATCAGCAATCTCGCCGTCTTCATTAGCGTTATCTTCTTGATATTGTTTAAGTTCTTGCAGCGCAGTCTCGTCGCCGTCTCCTTCGGCTTCTGCAAATCTCCGGTCATACTCGGATTTAGCAGTGCTGGGGTCAAAGCCCGCCATGCCTGCTACTCTACCTTCGGAATCTTTTACAATGGAATTAGCGTCTACAACTTTTCCATCGACAATTTCTACGGCATACGGCTGACCAAGGAAATTGTACGAGTAATTAAGCGCTGGCACCCCGTCTTCCGCAGGCTTAGTGTATACCATTCTGCCAGCGATATCTTTGGATTGATTTGTCTTTGGGTCAATCCCCATAGCCCAGCTAGTTAACTTTCCCAGAGCCTTTGGAAGTACTGACAGAGGGTTCAATATGCCCAAGGCAACATCGTCTAATCCCAGTTCTGGGGCTGTACCTTTGGCTTTATATCCTTTTACCGTACCGTCTTCATTTAAGGTTGCATTGGTACTCTCACTATTGGCGCTCCCCGTGTATACAGAATTACCCTTCTCATCCGAACCCCAACCGCCATCCGCATTTCTACTGACCGCTTTACCTTTGTTTTCGCCGGAATCGTAGGTAAGTGTTCCCCCAACGTAGGAAGCTCCGTCATTCTTAGTAAATGTATTTGCAACACTTTCTTTGAAACTGTTACCGTCTCCAACATTATCTGACCACCAACCCATTAGATTGCATCCTTTTCTTCTTGGCATCTACGGATACGATCACGCAGATAAATATAATTTTTCACAGCTTCGTCGATTGCCGTAGATGCGGCATCTAGACTTTCTAATTCGTCTGCTAGTTGGTTATTAAACCGCTCATCGTACTGCTTTATACTTGGACAGTAGATTTCGAGCTTGGTTCTATAGACCGTTTGAGCGCAGCCTGTCAGTAATAGACTTACGATCAGTAAGAGTGTCAGTTTCATGCTCTGCCATTTTTTTGTAGAAATCAGTGGACTTCTTTTGTGACTGAAGATCGTCCTCCAGCACTTTGGTCTTCTCTACAGCCCTGCCTTTGATCTTCCCCATCACGTAAATAATAGGTAAAGCCAGAGCTAAAGTAGCTATTATGTACATTTTGATTTTGCCAAAGATAAACACTAGTGGATGCCTTCTTTGTTGTCCTTCCAGCGCGCGTATGCTGCTAGGCCAATACCTGCGATTGCGACCACCAAGAAGATGGTTTTCATGCTCTCTGCATAAGGGATCAGCATCTTCAATTGCGGGGTTAATTCGCCCAGCATAGTAGCAGTACCTGCCAAGCCTACTCCCGCCATAGTCTTAGATTTAGCCAGTGACTTAGGAGCGTCTGCAGTGACCTTCTGTGGCATCTCAGGGCCGTGAGCATCACTAGGCAAGGCAGCATCCATTGAGAAGATTGCCGCCTCTGCAGCACGGCGTCTGGTGAGTCCTGCTAGTGGTTGCAACACTCCCTTAACTCGCGCCTTATTCCATTTCATCATTTCAGATGGAACGTCCTCGTACTGGCCCTTGTTAATCTTCGTCAGCATAGTAGAGGCGGCTAGGTTGCCTTCGCCTAAATTATACGTCCACGATACCAGCGCATCAAACTGACCTTGGCTGAGAGGCACGTTTACTTTGCGTTTTACTGCATCCTCAAACTTCTTCACATCTACTCGCAGACGATCCTCACAATCCTGAGTTGTCCACTTAGTACCGCTTTTTACTCCGTAAGTTGAGCCAAATCCGCACGTCCAAACACCCGCCGGACAGCGGTATGCGGATACCATTCCATCAGGTTGTACTCTGTGTAGACCTTCAAATTTCTTAATAAGGTCAATGCCGGATTGTGATACTGTAGTTGGGTGCATGTGTTACCTACTGAGTTTGTGCAAACGTGCGAGGTGAAATAAAACCATCGCCAGAAGGACCAAGGCTGGCCTGATAATAAGAAGTTCCCGGCTGACCGGGTACTGGGCCATAGTTTGAAGGCGATGGTAGATTGCCCATTTGAGCATTGCTTCCTTGTATCATCGGGAGATCAGACAACCTCTGCATTGCGTTATTGAGGTTAACATTCCCCATTCCGATAGTCTGTCCAGCCGCATTAAAAGTGTTGATGATCATATTGCCGCTTGCATCGATAGAACGCTGGATTGTATATCCTTCCCCATCAAGTCCGTTTTGGATTAACTGACCGTTTTCATCAAAAGCACTGCCTAGAGCGTAAAACTCTTGCCGCTGTTCAAAACTTAAATCAGTCTGGGTAGAGGCCATTTGAGCCATGTCAGCAACTGCTCTGACTTTAGTGCCATCTAATTGACCACTACCAGAGGCTAATTGGTTCTGTACTGATCGAATAGCGTTAACATTATTTTTGTAAGTAGCCCGTTGGTTTTCGTAATTTACAGCCTGTTGGTTTGCGAAATTAAATTGTGAAGCAGGCGCACTGTTCTGTGCAGAAAAATTCTGGTTGAAGCCAGTTTGTAACTGGTTCTGAATTTGACCTTGTGCGTTGGAGTTGGCTAGTTGCATATCAGCACGGGTTTTTTGGGCCAGTGTTTGATCATCAGAATAACGATCAATATACGTGTCAAATTGCGTCTTCGCCGTATCAATTCCTGACTGAATATTACCTTGGTTTTCGAGGCTTTGGGTTGCGTAAGTATCTGCTGCAGTACCCATGCTGCTTAACGTTGTTCCAATGCCTGTCTGGCCCTCTAGAACTAACTGGTTGGCTTTATTTTGTTCATCGTTATTAGCACCCATCTCCAACAATGTGGCGTCAAAGTTATTTTTTCTATCTCGTTTGTTAGCGTTTAGCGCAAATTCACGATTGATCTGTGCATCTGCAAAGCCGGTTTCCTGTTCTACAAAGCCTTTATCGACTGCGGATTGGACGTTGCCGACANNGGTATCNACGGCATCGAACCGGCCACCTACAGTGTCAAAGCCATCTGAGATGTCCGTTCCCATCTGAGTACGAGCATCTGTTGCTAAACCTTCACGGGCAATTGCCTGATCATTTAAGAATTGCTGTGCATTAGCATTAGCTTTGGCGTAATCAAACCGTAGGTCATTCGCATCTTGG